GCCCGTATGGGCTCCTTCGGACATTTGGAATCTACGATTTCCAACGATTTAATATTTTATTTGAGATTGCAATTTATTGTAATGCTATCTAGAATTTTTATTTTGTTGATCGTTATTTATTTGATCTGAAGGGGGTCTATACCCCTCCTTTATTCACTAAGCTCTACCAGTACGAACTTACCACAACGGATTTAACCAGAAGATGAGTAATCGTCCTATTCACGAAATTAGGGAACGCACTTTATTGTGCAAACGCCTTTTACATTTTACGAATTATGTAGTACTAACTTAATTATATTTTTATTCTTTTTATAGGAAAAAGAAATTCGACGTTTTAATTACCGACATTTTATATGTCACAATTTGAACAGTCCATGGATATTTATCATACTAAAGATAAGGTAAGAATCACTGAAGATATCAATTTTATTGAAGAATCGGTTAACTGCAGGCAACAGGCAGGTTCTAAGACGCAACACTCCGGGTCGGTCGCCCATATAGGAGTCAAGTAGTGCCATTATTTAAGAGCTACGTTTTGCCCTGAACGTAGCGTGCTGGAATCAGGCATATTGATGTTATATCGCGGTACGAAATACACAGTCACATATTAGCACGGACGCATGAGCCCGCTAAGACTGGCATTGTAGAACTATCGAGACTTGTTCTTATGTGTCCTCTATTAAATTAGGAACATTTTAACAGTACTAACCCCTTTTAAGCCCGTGGATAATTATTTCCACGGGTCCTAACCCTTACTTTCAATATGAGTACCTCTAACCAGAACACCACATATGTTGCCGAAAGTAAGGATTCCGAGTTTGACCAGGGCTCGGCTTCCCGAAATAACATGACGGATATTACAAATCCCTTTGTCGTTAATGCAAAACGAGTCAAAAAATCAAAAGTAGACAAAACTTCTTACATTGCGAAACCTATGAAAAAGAAGCCTAAACGTCTCCCCGTTATCTCGGGTAGTACTACTCCAAAAGAATTGGTTTATTCTACGCCTCTGGCAACTGCCATTGAGAAAAAACAACTTGCGGATCACAAACCTGAAATTAAACGTATGTCTACCACTCGTTTAATTTCACCTGCAGAATTAACGCCCCAAGAGGCGTTGGATATTGCAGAAAGTACTACAGTTAAGCGCACAAATATGCGCTTGACACCTCTAAATTCTCAGCTTGCGGGAAAAGCAGCGGAGTCGCTAGTCAGGAAAAAGAAAACTAGCAAATGGGTAGAAGAGTCCCAACCCGTTATCAATCGGGTACAACAACCTTATATTCCTTTGCCGGCACAGCAACCATCTAATTGGAAAAGCAAGTTTGCCATGCAAAAAAAGAATATTGAAGAAAAGAAAGCACTTATAGAAAAAGAAAAAGTGCGTGAAGCCAGTACACGCTTTCATATTATACATTCAGCCATACGTACACAAGACGCTGAAGTTACAGAACGTTTGAAGAACTTCAAGATTGATGAACCTGAATATGATGTGGAAACACCTAACGTGCCAATGATGTGGCAGGGTACTCGGAACTCTATTCTTTACCCCCCCCCTGACTCAATGGAACGTCATATTACTAAGTCACATGATGAAAATAGAGAAATTTCTAATCAGATGAATCTCCAATTTTCACCACCAGCTATTGTGTACAAATTCTTATTGAGTAATCACATCTTGGAAGCATTCCGTAATTCTCGAATGCAGACTAAGTTACAACAAGTAAATAAAGCTAGAGTTGATTATAATATTTTTATAGTCCTCGACGAAGGTTGGTTAACAGTTTTTAAAGATTACCTACCTACAGCTATCTTAGCAATGACAGGTGCTGGATATTATTACTTTACCAAAAGTGGTTACTTCCCCGTACACAAAAATTTACCTGCAGTCGGCGCAGTAGTGGCAAAATGTCAGGAAAATGTTGGCTATCAGGCAGCATATAGAGCATTCTTCTTTAAAGACTATGCTTCTATGAAAGAAATTTCCGTCACAGCTGAACAAGTTTTTAAGGATCTGGCTTTGTTTGAAGATCAAAAGACGAAAGCATACCAAAGAGCTAAGTTTTTCAAAAAGATGCAGCCTCATGCCGGAGTTGTCAAAGATGTCAAAGACGGTGTTGAAGCCGTGCGTCAAGGCATGAAAGCTGTAGCTGATGTTAAGACTGCGGTCGAAGGAGTTGTTGATACATTATCCTATAATGGATATAAGCATGAGTCTATCATTGAGTTAGTGTTAGCACGCTTTGAGGACTTCATGCTCGCATATGTTGGTTTCACAAATTCGGCGAATTTCGTCGGGGCAGCAGCTGTTATTGGGGCCTATGTAAAGTCCTTGGGCTTTAATGGTTCCATCACACATGCTCTTATCCTTGCAATGAAGAGGTTATTTACCGTTTCTGCAGGAGGCGATATATTGAGTCCTGAGGCTTCTGAACCAGAAGTGGATCAAAAGGCCGGAACAATGTTTGATTCTGTGATTAGACTAGCCAAAGGTGCTCTTTCAAAATGGAAAGAAGTGAAACATTCTCAATTTATTTCGAAGATGCTGGGGATTATTGCTCTTGTCTTTACTTTTACTATAGTACCCAAAGCGTGGTTAAGTGAAGGAGATGAAAAACATGGCGTGTTAGGCTATTTAGCTGAAATCATTTCTAAGAAAATGAAAGACATTGCCTCGGGTTCCGACTCTGTAGTAGAAACTATTTGTGAAGGTGTTATATACGTGGTCGAACGTATTTATAGCGCTATTGTTTCCGGTGATATTTCTATGCTGATCTATGATGATAACAGTTTGTATGAAATAGATAAGGAATATGCTCTTTTAGTCGCCGTTAAACATATGGTGTTCACCGAAGCTTTACAAAAACATCCGTGCACACCCGCTTTTATAGATGATAAGGATTATCTATTACGAGTAAGTAAATGTGTTGATAGATTAGAAAAACTACGCAAGTTGGAGAGTTTCAATATACGGAAAAATAAAGCCATGTATGATACATTGCAGATGAAAGTTCAGGCCCTTAGGAATATAGAGGCTATGATTTCACAACAAATTCGCCAATCATGCGTGAAAGAAAAACCATTTGCAGTTCTTATTGCAGGACCATCGGGTATAGGAAAATCGTATCTTATGACATATTTATACAAGACTATTTGTCATGCTAATAATATACCTTGCAGTACTGAACAAGTGGTTACGCTTAATGATACAGATCAATATGATACTGAATATAAGCCACACCACAACGTAGTGATTATGGATGATGTCGCCAATGCAAAAGCTGAAACGTATAAGACAACTACTCCTATTGATAAGATAATTAAAATCATCAATAATGTACCTATGGCGTGTGTTAAAGCAGCCGTAGAGGAAAAAGGACAGGTTTACTATAACCCTAAAGTTGTTATGGTAACAACGAATAAATTGGATCTAATGGCCCAACAATTTTCGAATGAACCAGTTTCTGTTCTTAGGCGCTTCGATGCGATCTTGGAAGTAAAGTTGAAGTCTGGTTCCACTGATGTGAAGACTGGTTTGCTAAATCCCGATGCAATTCACCCCGAGATTTTACCCGATGCGTGGGAAATTCGTTTGTCACGTGTAGTACCTATTAGGCAAAAATCTGGCCCAGATCAGGTTATGCATTTATCATCTAAATTGCAAAATAGTATGACTTTCTTTGATGCAGCTGAAGTCATTAAACGGAGGTCGGTAAAACATTTTATTCGTGAGAAACGAATCGTTGCTGAGACCACCGCTATGGTCAATGGAGTACGATGTAAACATTCACATGCAGTGGGAGTATGTCCCATATGCCGCAGGTTGAAGTCTGAACATGATCCTATTTATGATAGTGATCCTGATGTTAAGTCTAAGCCGGCTGATTGTGATTCAAGTGATTGTTCGTCATCTAGTTCTGACTCGACACTTACTTGTGCGAAGCAGTCCGTTACGGCTGAAGAAGAAGCTATATATGCTCTCTTGGATGAAGAGGTGTGTAGTGCGTTACCTACCTTTCGGTATAAGGTTATCGATAAGGATAAAGGCTCAGTGGAAATTACTGAGGAAAATGGTGTTACGCGAATATATCATGCTTTTACAGATATGTATTATGATACTTCTGACGCTGAAAAGGAGGAAATGATTGCAAATTTCTTTGACAATTACAAGGCGCTGCATAGTGGCCGTGGTTGTCCGACTGCTGATCAACTTGCACCTGAAGTTGGAATTTTTTCAAATTTCTTTTCTAAGTCAAGAGGTGAGCAAGCAACACCCAAAACTGTCGTTCCTAAAGTCATTTCCACAAAGAAGCAATATTTTTGTATGGATAATGAGCAATATGAGTTTAGAAACGGAAATTGGCAATATAGGAAAAGTGTTGATGATGATGCTATCACACTGCAAGGATTAGATGAAACTTCAGTCCTTACAAATACACCGGCATGGGCTCGTGGAGTAGAAGAATCTCTTGCTGCGGAGCTGGAAGAGAAGAAAAAGGCTGCGACTGCTGCAGATGCAGCTCCACAGGAAGAGAGTAATGTTCCCAAGCGTTGGGGTATGTTTAGTTTCTTATCCAACTGTGTGCGGTATGAAGGTTTATACAAAGCGTTACACACACTACCAGCTGATGAAGATGATGTGGAAGAGAAAGCTAGCATTTCACTGCAATCTTTGCAAAAGTCTAGAACAAGTAGCAACCTTGTAGCAGTTTTAGCAGTAGCAGGTTTGTCATATGCCACTTACAAAACAATGGTTTCACTCTATAAGCGGTATAATGATGCCACCATGTTGGCCGTCATGTGGGAAAGAAGTAATCCCGAATTTTGGTCAATAGATGGTGAGGTTCCTACACCGGTAACAGCTAGGGACGGTGCTTTTAAGTTAGTACCTGTAACAAAACATGAACCGTCGGCTACCGCCGCCACATCTTCTCCTGAAAATCTTATAACATTATTGGAAAGTCATTCTGGCGTTTTATATTTCAAGTACAAAACAGCCGAAAATTTGGTCAAAACAGGTTTTTGTAATGCATATCCATTGAAGGAAAATTTCTGGTTGTGTCCATTACATGCTTTTGAAGAATGTGCTCATTTGATGGGGTATACACTTAGAAAAGGCCAAGGTAAATCTGTTTCTGGATCGCGATCAGGCTTATTTGATAAGACTATGATTCACCCACTCCCTGAACATGATGCGGCAGTAGTATGCTTGGCAAATGCCGGTAGTGTGCGCCCATTGTTGGAGTTTGTAGCTGAGATTTCCCCCTCATTTATGAGGGGCGTGAAATTCACGAAGCGTTACAATGAGGAAGACGGTGTTACTGTACATAAATGCATAGTTACTTCCCAAAACTTGTACAAGATGAGTATGCCGAAACAAAAGTATACTGGATATTTCTATTCGTTGTCTGAAGCTTCTTTGCCAGGAGATTGTATGAGTCCTATTATATTGGAAGGGACAGCTTCAGTAGTAGGTTTTCATCTTTCCGGCAATTCACTAAAAGCAGATACCCATGCAGGAGGCGGCGTCACAATATCTCGATCTCTTCTTACACAGGAAATAGATAAATTTTCAGCTTTCCTAAATGAAGCAAAAGGAATATCCGCCCATAGTGGGACAGCTTTCCCAGCACCTACATATGATAAACCAGATAGTGTGGAGGGCGTGCTTCCTTTGAGACATGTTGTGCGTGAAATACCCGCCGACCTTGATAGCACCGTAGAGTATTTGGGGTGTCATGGCCAAGGTTGTGTTTCGTTTCGGACACAGATCAGAACGTACGATGAACCAGAGCGTATAGCAGAGCTTTTCCCTGGTTTCCCCCAGAAACACTTCCCTCCCACAGGCGTTTTTATGCGCTCTGAAGGTATCAAAACTCATGATATTTGGAGAAAGGATTTAGAACTGATTGGATCGAATAATGTTCATTTCAATCCTGATATTATGTTTTTGGCCATGGATGATATGAGGTCTACTTATAGGAAAGTGTTTAATACTTTGTCTGTAGATTTATTGTCCCAAACAGCACCTTACACGTTGGATGTGGCTGTGAATGGTTCAGATGGTGTAGCTGGCTTGAGCAGGCTTGATCTTAGCACTTCTGCGGGCTGGCACTGGGCTAAACCTAAGACAAAGTTGGTGGAGATTTTAGAACCTACCCCGCAAATCTCATATAGAGCAAAGTTCTGCCCAGAGGTAGAAAGAGAAGTTGAACGTTTACGCAGCGAATTGTCAGATAAGAGGAGAGTAAATACCATCTTTCGTGCTACTATCAAAGATGAACCGCTCAAGAAAGGAAAAGGAAAGATGCGTATATTTGCAGCGTGCGATGTGGCATTTAGCATTTTGGTGCGACAATACTTTTGCCCCTTGGTTCGTGTCCTCTATGAACACTGGATCGATTTCGAAATGGCAGTTGGTATTAATGCGTATGGTCCCGAGTGGAATGCAATGTACGAGCGTCTTGCTGAACATGGGCATGATAGGTTCATAGCTGGAGATTATAGTAACTACGATAAAACTATGCCTGGGGAGCTAATCTCACTAGCATTTAGCCAACTTGTATATTTAGCACGTCTGACAGGAAATTATTCTAAGGAAGATATAACTGTAATGCAGGGTATTGCGAGTGAAGTTGCCAACCCCGTCTATGAATATGATGGGTGCTTTATTCGAGTTGGAGGATCCAACCCATCTGGCAACCCCTTAACTGTTATTATCAATTGTATAGCGAATTCTATACTCAATCGTTATGTTTTCAAAAGTTTGTATCCTGAATATGATTTCTGTACTCATGTAGTTCTCTTTACATATGGTGATGATGATGCAAAAACATCGTCTGTTCACGTACCGGAATTCAACTATAAGAACTTTCAGTTGATTCTCAAGGAATGTGGTATGGTATGGACAGATAATTCCAAATCCAAAGAACAAGTACGTAGATTGTACGACCATATGAACCCTTATTACACTGATCAATTTGATATTGACGACCCCACTCATCCTGAAGAAAGCCGTATAGGTTTTCTCAAGCGTGGCTTTCGCCACCATGAGGAATTAAACAGAGTGGTCGCTCCTTTAGAAAGGGCGTCTATGTCAAAAATGTTGTATGTTTACCGCTGTAAGACTGCAAGTAAAAGTCAACAAATGGTTACACACATTCAATCCTTGCAAACGTTTCTCAGAGAATGTTTCTTGCATGGGAGATCAATGTATGAAGATGCGCGAGTAGCAATACTGCAGTTAACCAATGAACGTAATTATCCAGTGTGTTTGGATGATTTCCCAACGTATGAGGTTTGTTTAGAAAAATTTGATACGTATACACACCGTAATTACAACCATGCCTTTTTAGTAATCCGAGAAGATGAAAAGGTCCGTATTGAATACGAAATAAGTCTACTCACACCCCAGGATGATCACGGAAATGACCATGCTGAGGATGTCGCTGATTTACCCTGTGAACAAAGGAAGAGTTTGCAGCAGGAATGCGCCATCCAGAATTTTCCAGAACCCAGGTGTAGCGGGGAGGAGATACCCTACATCACGGAACACCACTTCGGAAACTATAAGAACTTAAAGAGTTGTAACACTCAGAGTTACCGCGCGCCGTTAAGCGAATTATCGGCACTACGTCCAGAGGCAGGAGGAATGGAACCAACAATGAATTTTTGCGATTTATTATCAGTAACAACAGACATTGGTCATTCCTTGGACAATACAGCTACTGCTTCATCCGACCCCCTTGACTTGAATAATTTCTTGTCCAGACCCATTAAGTTATATGACTTTACATGGGCACCCGGAACAACTTTCGTCGAGGGTTTCAACCCGTGGACATCATTCTTCACAAACCCACGTGTGATAAATAGGATAACTAATTTCAAGCTGTGCAGAGGTAACATGCACGTTAAGTTTGTTGTGAATGGATCCAAATTTCACTATGGTAGAGTACTTACATATTATACCCCATTACATCAGTCGTATGTAGGCACAGATATTGTTTCTAATCTCTCCATGCCTATACGGTCTATCATGCGTGCATCACAACAACCATGCGTGTACTTGGACCCCTCAACAAATCAAGGTGCAGAAATTGTGCTACCGTTTTTCTTTCCCAAAGATGCATTCAATATTACTACTGGTGATTGGGATACTATGGGCCTCCTTCAGATGAATGATATAGCCCCTTTGAAAGTCGTGGGTGGTTTGTCATCTACTGCTGTATCCGTTGCAGTGTATGGGTGGATGGAAAATGTTGTACTTGATGTTCCCACTTCAGTGGCTAGTACGGCACTAACGCCACAGTCGGGTGATGAATACTCAGAAGGAGTGATTTCAAAACCGGCATCTGTCCTTAGTAATTTGGCTGGCAAATTAGCCAATGCACCCGTCATAGGACCATATGCACGTGCTACCCAATTAGCAGCAGGAGCCACAGCGGAAATAGCCAAAGCATTTGGTTATTCACGTCCCACGTTGATTGATCAGCCCTCTATTATGAAACCCGCAGCTGTGGGCCAGTTGGCCACAACTAACACACATGATACGTCTCTGAAATTGACTGTTGATTCAAAGCAAGAGTTGACTATAGACCCACGTACTGCAGGTGCTCCTATAGAAGATGATCTCACAATTACAGAGTGGTGCAAGAAAGAATGTATAATATCTCAAGTACAGTGGTCGTCAACTGATGCAGTAGGGCAAATGTTAATAGCCATCAATGTCACACCCAAAATATACTACACTACACCTTTGGACGCGTTCAATAAGTCAGTGCATACTACTCCATCTGGATATATAAGTTCTCTCTTCCAGTTTTGGAGAGGAGAAATGTGTTATAGAGTGAGTGTGGTACGATCCGCCTTCCATGTAGGTCGTTTACGCCTAGTATATGATCCTGTGATTGTGGCTAATACACTTGTAAACGATAATACGTACGATAATGTACAGTACTCATGGATACTTGACCTGCAAGAAGCTAATGAAGCTGAAATGCAATGTCAGTGGGCTGCGGAAACGAACTATCTACGCGTTCATGGATCATCCGATCCTTATGAGGAAGGTGGAGAACCAGTAGATCCTGCTACGTACAACAGTACTACCTGCAACGGCCAGTTCGCTGTGTATGTCGAGACTACTCTCGTTACACCTAACAGCGTTACAGATGATCCGGTCACTATCTTCATTTACGCACACGAAGAAAATGCTGAGTTCGCGTGTCCATATGATGGCACTTTCAGTATGTATAGCCATGGGTTGTTAGCCCCCGAGTCGGGTCTGATGCCTGAAGCAGGCGATGAGAGCGACCTTGTTTTAGAAAATACAGTTGCCGAGACACATAATGTTGCGTCCGCAGTTAATCTGAGGGATAACGCGCTTTCAGTTCACTTTGGTGAGAAGATTTCATCCCTACGCCAGTTGTTAAAACGTTATACATTATCAAGTCGTGAGTATCAGGCAGTCACTCCATCGGGTTCAACCATTTCAGAGGTAATACTAGTTAGACATAATTTTCCTAGCTACGCCGGTGCCTTCCCATGGTTGTCAGGTATTACTCCTAACTCTCAAACATATGCAGTGAGTACGTTACTTAACTGGATTGCTCCGTGTTATGGCGGGTGGAGAGGAGCAGTGCGCCACAAATATAGTATGACTGGGGTTAACAATGCACTATCCGAAAATTATTTGATGGTTGCGAACGCCCCCGACGGTCCAGAGACTGTGCTCGTGAGTGATACGTACTATGGAGATACTCCCAAACTTACGCGTGAAAACAGATCTGCAGGATTTTCTGGTGCCGCTTTGACACAGTATGGAATGAATGGAACGTTGGAGTTCGAGACTCCGTTCTATTCAAACGCAAGATTTTCCTATGGAAAATGTTTGGATACGCAGCGTAAATCCACTGACCGAACAGAGCTACCGTTGATAGCTCGATATACCCCTACATGGTATATGTTAAACACAAGAACAAGTACTACTAGACACATGTCCCTCGACCACTATGTGGCCGCTGGTGAAGACATGGCGTTCTTTATGTTTATCAACACCCCCATCCTTTACAAGAATGTTTACATTTAAGTAGGGATAGAGTATGTGCAACGCATACTCGGAAATTAAAAGCCTAACGGATTTTAATTTCGTTAGGTTGCAATTTTAATTTCAATGAATTATTTATAACAGGTTTGCCTGCGTTGTATACAACGTATGGGGAATGGACAGTTAGAATATTTCTTAATATAAAGCTCGTTATTAATTTAACATTACACAAAACCCTTTTTTAGGAAACGTTTAAATTCGCTTTTTTTTAGGTTG